ATGAGCGACCTTGCGAGAGAAATTACACCGGTCAACATTGAGGAAGAGCTGAAGAGCTCCTATCTGGATTATGCGATGTCGGTCATTGTTGGCCGTGCGCTGCCAGATGTCCGAGATGGCCTGAAGCCGGTACACCGTCGCGTACTTTACGCCATGAACGTACTAGGCAATGACTGGAACAAAGCCTATAAAAAATCTGCCCGTGTCGTTGGTGACGTAATCGGTAAATACCATCCCCATGGTGACTCGGCGGTTTATGACACGATCGTCCGTATGGCGCAGCCATTCTCGCTGCGTTACATGCTGGTAGACGGTCAGGGTAACTTCGGTTCCATCGACGGCGACTCTGCGGCGGCAATGCGTTATACGGAAATCCGTCTGGCGAAAATTGCCCATGAACTGATGGCCGATCTCGAAAAAGAGACGGTCGATTTCGTTGATAACTATGACGGCACGGAAAAAATTCCCGACGTCATGCCAACCAAAATTCCTAACCTGCTGGTGAACGGTTCTTCCGGTATCGCCGTAGGTATGGCAACCAACATCCCGCCGCACAACCTGACGGAAGTCATCAACGGTTGTCTGGCGTATATCGATGATGAAGACATCAGCATTGAAGGGCTGATGGAACACATCCCGGGGCCGGACTTCCCGACGGCGGCAATCATTAACGGTCGTCGCGGTATTGAAGAAGCTTACCGTACCGGTCGCGGCAAGGTGTATATCCGCGCTCGCGCAGAAGTGGAAGTTGACGCCAAAACCGGTCGTGAAACCATTATCGTCCACGAAATTCCGTATCAGGTAAACAAAGCGCGCCTGATCGAGAAGATTGCGGAACTGGTAAAAGAAAAACGCGTGGAAGGCATCAGCGCGCTGCGTGACGAGTCTGACAAAGACGGTATGCGCATCGTGATTGAAGTGAAACGCGATGCGGTCGGTGAAGTTGTGCTCAACAACCTCTACTCCCAGACCCAGTTGCAGGTTTCTTTCGGTATCAACATGGTGGCATTGCACCATGGTCAGCCGAAGATCATGAACCTGAAAGACATCATCGCGGCGTTTGTTCGTCACCGCCGTGAAGTGGTGACCCGTCGTACTATTTTCGAACTGCGTAAAGCTCGCGATCGTGCTCATATCCTTGAAGCATTAGCCGTGGCGCTGGCGAACATCGACCCGATCATCGAACTGATCCGTCATGCGCCGACGCCTGCAGAAGCGAAAACTGCGCTGGTTGCTAATCCGTGGCAGCTGGGCAACGTTGCCGCGATGCTCGAACGTGCTGGCGACGATGCTGCGCGTCCGGAATGGCTGGAGCCAGAGTTCGGCGTGCGTGATGGTCTGTACTACCTGACCGAACAGCAAGCTCAGGCGATTCTGGATCTGCGTTTGCAGAAACTGACCGGCCTTGAGCACGAAAAACTGCTCGACGAATACAAAGAGCTGCTGGATCAGATCGCGGAACTGTTGCGTATTCTTGGTAGCGCCGATCGTTTGATGGAAGTGATCCGTGAAGAGCTGGAGCTGGTTCGTGAACAGTTCGGTGACAAACGTCGTACTGAAATCACCGCCAACAGCGCAGACATCAACCTGGAAGATCTGATCACTCAGGAAGATGTGGTAGTGACGCTCTCTCACCAGGGCTACGTTAAGTATCAGCCGCTTTCTGAATACGAAGCGCAGCGTCGTGGCGGGAAAGGTAAATCTGCCGCACGTATTAAAGAAGAAGACTTTATCGACCGACTGCTGGTGGCGAACACTCACGACCATATTCTGTGCTTCTCCAGCCGTGGTCGCGTCTATTCGATGAAAGTTTATCAGTTGCCGGAAGCCACTCGTGGCGCGCGCGGTCGTCCGATCGTCAACCTGCTGCCGCTGGAGCAGGACGAACGTATCACTGCGATCCTGCCAGTGACCGAGTTTGAAGAAGGCGTGAAAGTCTTCATGGCGACCGCTAACGGTACCGTGAAGAAAACTGTCCTCACCGAGTTCAACCGTCTGCGTACCGCCGGTAAAGTGGCGATCAAACTGGTTGACGGCGATGAGCTGATCGGCGTTGACCTGACCAGCGGCGAAGACGAAGTAATGCTGTTCTCCGCTGAAGGTAAAGTGGTGCGCTTTAAAGAGTCTTCTGTCCGTGCGATGGGCTGCAACACCACCGGTGTTCGCGGTATTCGCTTAGGTGAAGGCGATAAAGTCGTCTCTCTGATCGTGCCTCGTGGCGATGGCGCAATCCTCACCGCAACGCAAAACGGTTACGGTAAACGTACCGCAGTGGCGGAATACCCAACCAAGTCGCGTGCGACGAAAGGGGTTATCTCCATTAAGGTTACTGAACGTAATGGTTTAGTGGTTGGCGCGGTACAGGTAGATGACTGCGACCAGATCATGATGATCACCGATGCCGGTACGCTGGTACGTACTCGCGTTTCGGAAATCAGCATCGTAGGCCGTAACACCCAGGGCGTGATCCTCATCCGTACTGCGGAAGATGAAAACGTAGTGGGTCTGCAACGTGTTGCTGAACCGGTTGACGAGGAAGATCTGGATACCATCGATGGCAGTGCCGCGGAAGGGGACGATGAAATCGCTCCGGAAGTGGACGTTGACGACGAGCCAGAAGAAGAATAATTTTACTTCTTCATGCCAAAAGGGAGCTATCTCCCTTGTTTGAATTGAAAAGTCCAGGCTGCAAAGTCTGGGCTTTTGTCGTATTAGGGCACGGTAAAGTTTGGCTGTGCCCGTAAAAAATGGCTGGCTATACACAAGGAATGTGGCAATGAGTGGTGAAAAAAAGGCGAAAGGCTGGCGGTTCTATGGTCTTGTAGGTTTTGGCGCAATAGCACTGCTTTCCGCTGGCGTCTGGGCGTTGCAATATGCTGGCAGTGGGCCAGAAAAAACGTTGTCGCCGCTGGTGGTGCACAACAATCTGCAAATCGATCTCAATGAGCCGGACCTCTTTCTCGACAGCGACTCTCTGAGCCAGCTTCCCAAAGATCTCCTCACCATTCCGTTTCTCCACGATGTTCTGAGCGAAGATTTCGTTTTCTATTATCAGAATCATGCCGATCGTCTGGGCATTGAAGGCAGCATTCGTCGTATTGTCTATGAACACGATCTCACGCTGAAAGATAAGCTCTTTTCGTCACTCTTAGATCAGCCCGCGCAGGCAGCGCTGTGGCACGATAAACAAGGCCATCTTTCACATTATATGGTGCTGATCCAGCGCAGTGGTTTAAGCAAACTGCTGGAGCCATTGTTGTTTGCCGCTACCAGCGATAGCCAGTTAAGCAAAACGGAAATCAGTAGCATCAAGATAAATAGTGAAACTGTTCCTGTTTATCAGTTGCGCTATAACGGCAATAACGCCCTGATGTTCGCGACTTATCAGGACAAGATGCTGGTGTTTTCCAGCACGGATATGTTGTTTAAAGATGATCAGCAGGATACCGAAGCCACGGCGATCGCAGGTGATTTGTTGAGCGGCAAAAAACGCTGGCAAGCAAGCTTTGGCCTGGAAGAGCGTGCTGCTGAAAAAACGCCAGTACGCCAGCGCATCGTGGTCAGCGCCAGGTTGCTGGGTTTTGGCTACCAGCGGTTAATGCCTTCTTTTGCTGGCGTACGCTTCGAAATGGGTAACGACGGCTGGCACAGTTTTGTGGCGTTAAATGATGAATCCGCCAGCGTAGATACCAGTTTCGATTTTACGCCGGTCTGGAACAGTATGCCTGCCGGGGCCAGCTTCTGTGTGGTGGTGCCGTATTCACACGGTATTGCCGAAGAGATGCTTTCGCACATCAGTCAGGAAAACGACAAGTTGAATGGGGCGTTAGACGGTGCCGCGGGGCTGTGCTGGTATGCAGACTCAAAATTGCAAACCCCGCTGTTTGTCGGTCAGTTTGATGGCACTGCCGAACAGGCGCAATTGCCAGGGAAACTGTTTACGCAAAATATTGGTGCGCACGAAAGCAAAGCGCCAGAAGGTGTTTTGCCGATAAGCCAGACTCAGCAGGGCGAAGCGCAAATCTGGCGTCGCGAAGTGAGTTCCCGATACGGTCAGTATCCGAAAGCGCAGGCGGCGCAACCCGATCAATTAATGTCGGATTATTTTTTCCGCGTGTCGCTGGCGATGCAAAACAAAACGCTGCTTTTCTCCCTCGATGACACGCTGGTTAATAACGCCCTGCAAACACTGAATAAAAACCGCCCGGCAATGGTGGATGTAATACCCACTGATGGCATCGTTCCGCTCTATATCAATCCACAAGGCGTGGCGAAACTGCTGCGTAACGAAACGTTGACCAGTCTGCCGAAGAATCTCGAACCGGTTTTTTATAACGCCGCACAAACTTTATTAATGCCGAAGCTGGACGCTTTATCTCAACAACCGCGTTATGTCATGAAGCTGGCCCAGATGGAACCCGGTGCCGCCTGGCAGTGGCTACCCATAACCTGGCAGCCGCTATGAGGCACGGGCTGCTGGCGCTGATTTGCTGGCTGTGTTGTGTTGTTGCCCATAGCGAAATGCTGAATGTCGAACAATCCGGGCTGTTTCGCGCCTGGTTTGTACGCATTGCACAAGAACAGCTCCGCCAGGGGCCAAGTCCACGCTGGTATCAGCAGGATTGTGCGGGCCTGGTGCGATTTGCGGCGAACGAGACGCTGAAAGTTCACGATAGTAAATGGCTAAAAAGTAACGGTTTCTCTAGCCAGTATTTGCCGCCAGAGATGACGCTAACACCTGGACAGCGTCAACTGGCGCAAAACTGGAATCAGGGGAACGGGAAAACCGGCCCCTACGTGACCGCGATTAATTTGATTCAGTACAACAGCCAGTTTATTGGCCAGGACATAAACCAGGCGCTGCCTGGCGATATGATTTTTTTCGATCAGGGCGATGCCCAGCACTTAATGGTCTGGATGGGGCGTTACGTCATCTACCACACCGGAAGCGCCACGAAAACTGACAACGGAATGCGCGCAGTCAGTCTGCAACAACTTATGACATGGAAGTTGTATATTAAAAATTTCATTAATTATCAATATGTTAATGTGCGCTGGTCATTATTAATCAAAATAAAACCATTATGATATTTCAATTTTGTCCCACTCCCGCCCGCGACTGTCCCTGTAACGCGCCGCCATTGAATCTGATTTATGCCCGAGAAGACGTTGAGCAAACTTATCGCCAATCTGATTCCGGTATAGCCTCGCCGACAGGCTGCGCAGTTCATGGAATGTTGGCGGGTCTCCATCAAATGAGAGTCCAGATGCATTTCTCGCCTTTGTAAAATACTTAGATACTGTTTTCGGGGAAAGCGGTTCGTGATGCGTTGATGCAATTATTGTTTCACTGCCGCTGGCCTCCCTGCATTTCTGTAGTGTATCAGCCAATGAGATATTGAGCGCGTCAATCGTTAGCGTCAGCGGAATGGCGAGCTTAGCCCCTGTTTTACCCTGCTCAATGTGAAGATGGTTGTCGTTTATGTCTGACCATTTCATTCTGCATAAATCGCCTACTCTCTGCCCTGTAACGACAGCCAAATCCATTGCCAGCCTCAGCCAGATTGGGAGCGGTTCGGCTGCATGGTAAATCGCGACATATTCATTAGCTGTCAGTCTTGAACGCCTTACTTCTGATTTTGCTGTGCGGGTTGCTGTTACCGGATTCGTAGCCACATGCCCCTCGGCTATTGCCTCACGAAAAACGTCAACAAGGGTTGACCTGATTAATTTTGCGGAAGCCGCTTTACCTTCTGCTACGTAGGTGTTTAGCATTGCTGCCACCTCTTTCGTTGATATGTCAGCGAGCGGTTTGTCCGGCAATTTTCTTCGGATTGCCCTGATTTTGCTGGCGTAGTCGAGTAGAGTTTTCGGCCTGATACCCCTCTCGCTGAGGATTGTTTCATATCGGTCAAGCCACGCATGAAGAGTGATTGCGTCAGCGCCTTTAATTCTGTCTATCAGTGACTCACGCCTGTTCCCGGATAGCAACTCAATATTGGCCTGTATTGCTTCAGTGATTGCTATCCTCCTGTCTCGGCCTAATCCGAACTCTTTACCCGTCCTTGGGTCCCTGTAGCAGTAATATCCATTGTTTCTTATATAAAGGTTAGGGGGTAAATCCCGGCGCTCATGACTTCGCCTTCTTCCCATTTCTGATCCTCTTCAAAAGGCTACTTGTTACTGGTCGATTTAAGTCAACCTTTACCGCTGATTCGTGGAACAGATACTCTCTTCCATCCTTAACCGGAGGAGGGAATATCCTGCATTCGCGCACCCATCGACGAACTGTTTCAAGGCTTCTTGGGCGTCGCTGGCGTGCATTCCACTCCTGAAGTGTCAAGTACATCGCAAAGTCTCCGCAATTACACGCAAGAAAAGCCGCATTGATGCGGCAATGGTAGGTCTGGATATCTTGAGAAATGAACAGGCCTCATTGAGTGTGAGGCTGTGGTTAGTCCTTGCGTAGCTCGCTAATTCTTCTGTAAGTCTCTGGTGCTTTGTTTCCGTGTATCTTCATTTCAGACTTCAACAGAGCGACGAGGGAATCCCATTCGTTGAGGATGCCTTTGAATGCCGGAACGCGCTTTGCAACCTTGTCGAATGAATCTCTGATTTCTGGAATCTGCTCAACAAGTGCAACGCATCGCCGGAAGTCTGCTGCGTCATGTGGAGCGCCGAAGTGATGACCATAGATATTCTTTTTCAGTCCACATGCGATTGAGGCAAGAGTTGCGCTACTGATGCCAACATCGCCAGTCGATTGCCATTTCAAAACCTTCATAGCCAAATCTGACATTTCTTGTCTCCATAAAACAAAACCCGCCGTAGCGAGTTCAGATAAAAGAAATCCCCGCGAGTGCGAGGATTGTTATTCATTGCCGATATTCACCTTTATCGCGAACTGATCCAAAGCGGCATTGATGGCGATCGGGCAGGGCGTCAGGAGGGCGGCATGAGGCGACAGCGACGAAGTTTCACCGACATCATCTGCGAAAACTGCAAATACCTTCCAACGAAACGCTACAGAAATAAACGCAAGCCAATCCCAAAAGAATCTGACGTAAAAACCTTCAATTACACGGCTCACCTGTGGGATATCCGGTGGCTAAGACATCGTGCGAGGAAAACAAGGTAATTGACTAAAATCGAAGTTACGAACAAGAAAGCGTCGAGCGGGCTTCAGTGTACACTGAGTGGATTCTATCTAGGCTTAGTGCATACAGAAGATTGCTGGTAAAGGACATGCCAGGCAAAACGATGAGGACTGATATTTATGAAAACATCTGATTTTTTACTGTTCTTGCATGCGGTACAGGAGGGGCTTTGACCGGGCATTTTATCGTGAATATTTTCACTTGGTATTTCTTTGGTTTTAGAGATTACTTCACTCGATGGGTTTTAAATAGTTTTCGTCGGTTTATCGGGTGCAAGCCTGATATGAGAATTTATAAAGATGAAAAGAATTGATTGTTAATGTGTTATGAGGTTTTTTGTTGTGAGTTTGTAATTTGCTTTTATAGAAATACATTAAGTAAATATAATTAAATATTCAAATTGTATATGTATGCGACATGTTGGTGTTTGGTCGCATACACTGTTGAATATTTGGCTAATGTTATATCAATATAGAGTTAAAGTCTAACACAACATAGACTCTCTATATGCTAACGTCTTGACTATAACTGCAATTATTTTTTCATTAACTTCGTTACCCATGCTTAAACGCGAAATATCTTTTTCATGAGTTTTGTTTAAAAATATCAAGAAATTTTTCATTTCGTTTGGTAATGTATTTAGTTCTGTTTCTGAGAATCTTTTTTCATAAATCTCATCGATTTTATGTTTGCATGTTTCTGATTGTGATGTATTTAAAATGGCTCTTTCTCCTTGGGTACAGGAGTTTATAACTTCTTTCAGTATTTGTTTTTGGTCTTCTGGGGATGTTCTTTGTCCATTGAATGCGTAAGATATCCTGTCTTTTGTTTTGAAAAGTGGCATGGTTATATTTTTTGTATGCTGGAGGTCAACACAAAGAGCTATTGCCTGAGTATTTAGTATGTCCGGATTATGGGAGTAAGTTGATCTTTTCAAAGCATTAGCACTTGCTGATGCCCCTTCATATGGATTTTGATGAAATAATAGATTTAGTATGTTTACGATGAATAAAGACATCATTTGTGGTGGTGTGCCTTTCTCAAGAGAGCGCATGATTGCTCCCGATAAAGAGGACATCAGACTTAATCCTTGTGTTAATACCCGCTGGGTGGTTTTAAAGGCCGCTTCTTGCGATATAAATCTCTGAGCAGAATTTGGGTTATCAGAAGAACCATGTTTATAAGCTTTATACCACGAGTCACCTAATATAGCTAAGGCCAATGGTATATCAACATAACTCACTCCCCTACCTATAGTTCTTACTATGCTACCTGTTTTAACTGCTCCATTAAGCATTAACAGTGGTGACATGGTTAGTAATGTACTTGTTAAACATAGAGTAAATCGTGCTATAACCGAACTGTTATTTTTTTATTACTTATACAATACTTAACTTCATCTATTAGTTTAGGATATTGATAGAATATTGTTGGTGCATGAAATAAAGTTGCTGATAGTAAATCACCAAGTATGCGTACCTGGGTTATATCTAGTGATAATACATTACTTAAGAATGCTTCTGTATTTATTGTTGGAGAAGGTGATGTATATAAAGATGGTTGTTGAGACTGTGAAGGTGATTTGTTATAGTCGCCATTAAAAAATAATGCCTGTATGAGCAAGTGAATGCTGATTCCGCCTCCGGCTCTGAACGCATATGGAAGTATCTGTTCGATTTTATTGTGTATGGCCATATAGGCTTTATAAAAACATCCTGACTGATTATATACCTGATGATATTGATCGTTCAGAACTCTCATAAGATGGAGAACAGTTTCTGCACTCTCATTCTCTTTTGGTATAATTTCATGAATGATGCTGTCCAGTTGATATTTTTGCTTGCATGTTAGGATTTTTGTAATTCTTTCATCGATTTCAATGCATATTGAATTATTTTTATCGGATAATAACAAATCATTTTCCTGTGTATTTGTTTGTATCTCTTGTGGGATATTAATTACCACATCCGTACATGTTCTATCCACCTCATTTGTCTTTATGTTGTCAAGAAAATCATTTAACGTCAGTTGAGAACCCAATTCATTAATGTAGTCCAATGATGACGTAGAAGAGCTATTATCAAGAAAATCGTTCAGAGTGAGCTCGGAGTCGTTTCTTGTTATCGGATATACATTTGTGGAAGCGGCTAATTTAATACTCCGGTTGCTGGAGGTAGAAGCTGTTGGTTCAGAGGTTGACGAACACTGCATGTCAATGCATACATAACCTTTATTTGAAGTTGAATTTGGAATCAAGTTTCCTCCTGAATTAATGGTTTCCATAATACTAACTATTGATAAAAATATTTTGCATTTCATTAAAATAAAAAATCCCATGGAAAATATTTTTTGTTAGTTATTACATACAGCACATCAGGTCGTCAATATAGTCTAACTATAGTTATCACCAAAAACTTGCCTCGATTTTAGATTTTTCCAGTATTTGTAGATATTGCACTGAACACCGAATACGTAGCAGAGGGTGTCTACACGATAACGTTCTATGAGCTACCATGTTGTCGAAAAATTGTTTAGTGAGTATGACATCAGGAATGTGGTGGTCTGTTTTAATATTTCTATTTCTATTTCTATTTCTATTTCTATTTCTATTTCTATTTCTATTTCTGTTTGTTGTGGTTTTTTCTTTAGTTCATGTATTTCGATTTGTTTCTGAATTATCGGGGGTAGTGTCTTCCCTTTTCCCTGAGGCTTATCATGCAGTTATTTTCGCCATCTTGGTATTGTGGAAATACCGACATCCATAGCTTTGGTGAGCTCTGTTCAGGTGGCCAAATTCAGAAAACCATTACGGAGGAAGAAGGCGATGGCTAAACCAGCGCGAAGACGATGTAACCGTAAAAGAGAAGATTTAACTGTTAAAAGGATATTTGAGTTACTAAGTTTCGATAAATCTACCGGGGTATTTAGATGGAAAGTTCCCACTCAGGGAAGGATAGCATTAAATAGTGTTGCTGGAACTTTTGATTCCAACGGTTATTCAATGATCATGATAGATGGGCGTAGATATAAAACTCACGTCTTAGTTTTTTACATAACTCATAATCGTTGGCCTGCTGGTCAAATTGACCACGTTAATGGAATTAGGACCGACAATAGGCCAGAAAATTTAAGAGAATGCCTGCCAATAGAAAATTCAAGAAATATAAGGATCCGAAAGAATAGCAAATCAGGTTGCAGAGGGGTTACTTGGCACAAACGACAGAAAAAATGGAATGTTAGGCTAGGATTCCATGGCAAGAGTAAACACTTCGGATGCTTTGATGATCTGGAGTTAGCGGTACTAGTTGCTGAAGAAGCCCGAGATAAGTATTACGGTGATTTTTCCGGCAACGAAAGGAGCACTTATGCGAATCTATCGAAGGAAATGTAAATGTTGCAATGAATGGTTTATACCAAAATATCAAAATCAATATTGGTGTAATGAGATTTGTGGAACCAAGATAGCACTCGAACGACGAAGTAAAGAACGCGAAAAAGCGGAAAAAGCAGCAGAGAAGAAACTACGACGAGAGGAGCAGAAACAGAAAGATAAACTGAAGATTCGAAAACTCGCCTTAAAGCCCCGCAGTTACTGGATTAAACAAGCCCAACAAGCCGTAAACGCCTTCATCAGAGAAAGAGACCGCGACTTACCATGTATCTCGTGCGGAACGCTCACGTCTGCTCAGTGGGATGCCGGACATTACCGGACAACTGCTGCGGCACCTCAACTCCGATTTGATGAACGCAATATTCACAAGCAATGCGTGGTGTGCAACCAGCACAAAAGCGGAAATCTCGTTCCGTATCGCGTCGAACTGATTAGCCGCATCGGGCAGGAAGCAGTAGAGGAAATCGAATCAAACCATAACCGCTATCGCTGGACTGTCGAAGAGTGCAGGGCCATCAAGGCGGAGTATCAACAGAAACTTAAAAAACTGCGAAACAGCAGAAGTGAGGTTGCATGAATATCTACGAAAGAATTGATGGCAGCAAATACCGAAATATTTGGGTAGTTGGCGATCTGCACGGATGCTACACGAACCTGATGAAAAAACTGGAGACGATAGGATTCGACACCAAAAAAGACCTGCTTATCTCGGTGGGCGATTTGGTTGATCGCGGTACAGAGAACGTAGAATGCCTGGAATTAATCACATTCCCCTGGTTCAGAGCTGTACGTGGAAACCATGAGCAAATGATGATTGATGGCTTATCAGAGCGTGGAAACGTCAATCACTGGCTGCTTAATGGCGGTGGCTGGTTCTTTAATCTCGATTACGACAAAGAAATTCTGGCTAAAGCTCTTGCCCATAAAGCAGATGAACTTCCGTTAATCATCGAACTGGTGAGTAAAGGAAAAAAATATGTCATCTGCCACGCCGATTATCCTTGTGATAAATACGAGTTTGGAAAGCCAGTTGATCATCAGCAGGTAATCTGGAACCGCGAACGAATCAGCAACTCACAAGACGGGATCGTGAAAGAAATCAAAGGCGCGGACACGTTCATCTTTGGTCATACGCCAGCAGTGAAACCACTCAAATTTGCCAACCAGATGTATATCGATACTGGCGCAGTGTTCTGCGGAAACCTCACATTGATTCAGGTACAGGGAGAAGGCGCATGAGACTCGAAAGCGTAGCTAAATTTCATTCGCCAAAAAGCCCGATGATGAGCGACTCACCACGGGCTACGGCTTCTGACTCTCTTTCTGGTACTGATGTGATGGCTGCTATGGGGATGGCGCAATCACAAGCCGGATTCGGAATGGCTGCATTCTGCGGTAAGCATGAACTCAGCCAGAACGACAAACAAAAGGCTATCAACTATCTGATGCAATTTGCACACAAGGTATCGGGGAAATACCGTGGTGTGGCAAAGCTCGAAGGAAATACTAAGGCAAAGGTACTGCAAGTGCTCGCAACATTCGCTTATGCGGATTATTGCCGTAGTGCCGCTACGCCGGGCGCAAGATGCAGAGATTGCCACGGTACAGGCCGTGCGGTTGATATAGCCAAAACAGAGCAGTGGGGGATAGTTGCTGAGAAAGAGTGCGGAAGATGTAAAGGCGTCGGTTATTCAAGAATGCCAGCAAGCGCCGCATATCGCGCTGTGACGATGCTAATCCCAAACCTTACCCAACCCACCTGGTCACGCACTGTTAAGCCGCTGTATGACGCTCTGGTTGTGCAATGCCACAAGGAAGAGTCAATCGCAGACAACATTTTGAATGCGATCACACGTTAGCGCCATGATTGCCACGGATGGCAACATATTAACGGCATAATATTGACTTTTTGAATAACTTTGGGGAAACTTGACACCAATAATGGGCGTTTTTTACATGTCATTGATGAGTCTCAATAACCTGCCGCCGAGTAGTTTTTATGCTCTGAATTGTATTTGTGTAGTAAACATGCTGACTGCAATGTAATAGAGTTTTTTTAGCCTGTAACCTCTTGACGGCATTGAATTGCTTTTGTTATGAGTTGTAAGCCAATGTTATCATCTTGTATTGGGGTGGTTATGAAGGATGGTGCGTTGCTCAGGAGTTCTTCACTTTTTATTGCCTACATGGGATGCCTTGGATGGGGGAGTGCTTATTTCTATGGATGGGGTACTTCTTTTTACTACGGCTTCCCATGGTGGATTGTAGGTGCAGGTGTTGATGATGTTGCCAGAAGTTTATTTTTTGCAGTTATCGTCATTGCTATATTTCTTATCGGTTGGGGTATTGGTGTTGTATTCTTTTTCGCAGTGAAAAGAAAACATTCTATGCAAGAGCTAAATGTATTTCGCCTTTATTTTGCTGTGGAATTATTGTTTGTGCCGGCAATTATTGAGTTTTCTATATTGAGACAGAAGATTCAGGTACCTCTTTTGCTACTGTCAGCAGCGATTGCGCTGGCGGTTACAATTTCGATAAGATCTTATGGGCGATTTTTATCGGTATCATGCTTCTATGATAAGCCATTTATAAAAAAACATTTTTTTGAGATTGTGATGATTGCTTTTGTGGCATATTTCTGGCATATTTCTGGCTTTTTTCATTTCTGACAGGATATTACAAACCACAGTTTAAGAAAGAATATGAAATGATTAATTATAATGATGGTTGGTATTATGTTCTTGCTCGTTATGATAATTGTCTGGTTTTGTCTACTTCTTTCAATGCAGGTAGTAAAAGGTTTGTCATTTATCAATCAGCACAAGATAAGAATCTTCAGGTTGATATTGTAAGGACCAGAATTTAATTGGCTGCATAAATAATATTTTAAGTTGCAAGTTGGCTATTCGTAGGAATAGAACCTTAGGCATGCTGAATGCGTTTTCTGAACATTGTTTTATAAACTGTGTCTGCTTGCTGTTGTGATCCTGCTTTTAGTGATGGTGATGATGGATTTCACCAGCAGGATAATGTTGGTACTGACTGATGGCGCTCTGGTCTGCGGCATTGTGGTATTGCTGTGGCCGATGATGAAAGAACAGAATGAATAATTCTTGACTTTTTTGTTTACTGTTTATTAAAAAATCAACCGCATGGTGAATCCTCCTTGGAGGGGCTAAATGATCGAGTTTTAAGGGCACGTAGCGAGTTCTGTTTGATCATTGCAGAACTTAGCGGGAGGCGCCATGCGTACATCACTAATGTTATTTCCTTCTATCATTTTCCTTGTGAGTTCTGGCTGCGCATGGCGCGGCCTTTTTTTTATGACCTGCCACTGGCAGATGGTCATCCTGTGATTTGATTCCGGTTCCGGCTTTTTAACTCTGTTCCTGTACACGGGAGAAATTCTATGTCGATTAATCGTTATGATATTGGTTACAAGAAGTACCACGTATTGTGTTGAGATAGAAAGCATGGTGCCAGAGGTAAATGCAGCAGCATAATAAAAAAGAGCCAGCGCAGAAGAGAACGGGTAAAAGAGTCTGCGCTGGCGTGGGGATATTCCCCGTGGAGAAATGATATGTAACACACATCGGGAACCTTTCTATATAAACATTATCATTATTGTCAATCATAACAGTCAGGTATTATGACGTTTATGCATCAGGGCCATCAGGAATTAACTGGTGGCTTTTTATTGTTGTCAGCTTCCGGATAACGGGAGACGGGGTATGTACCAGATGGAAAAAATAACAACAGGTGTGTCATACACCACGTCAGCGGTGGGGACGGGATACTGGCTACTGCAGTTGCTGGACAAAGTCTCCCCATCCCAGTGGGTGGCAATAGGCGTATTGGGTAGCCTGGTGTTTGGCTTGCTGACGTATCTGACAAACCTTTATTTCAAGATTAAAGAAGATAAGCGTAAGGCTGCGAGAGGTGAATAATGTCGCCATCATTACGCAAGGCTGTTGCTGCTGCTATTGGTGGTGGGGCTGTTGCCATAGCGTCTGTGCTCATCACTGGTCCGAGTGGTGACGATGGCCTGGAAGGTGTCAGCTACATACCATACGAAGATATCGTTGGCGTATGGACTGTATGTCACGGACACACCGGAAAAGACATCATTCCCGGTAAAACGTATACCGAAGCAGAATGCAAAGCCCTCCTGAATAAAGACCTTGCCACGGTCGCCAGACAAATTAACCCGTACATCAAAGTCGATATACCGGAAACAACGCGCGGCGCTCTTTACTCGTTCGTTTACAACGTGGGCGCTGGTAATTTCAGAACATCGACGCTTCTTCGCAAAATAAACCAGGGCGATATCAAAGGCGCATGTGACCAGCTACGTCGCTGGACATACGCTGGCGGTAAGCAATGGAAAGGCCTGATGACTCGTCGTGAGATTGAGCGTGAAGTCTGTTTGTGGGGGCAGCAATGAGCAGGGTAACCGCGATTATCTCCGCTCTGGTTATTTGCATCATCCTCTGCCTGTCATGGGCTGTTAATCATTACCGTGATAACGCCATCGCCTACAAAGAGCAGCGCGATAAAGCCACATCCATCATCGCTGATATGCAGAAGCGTCAACGTGATGTAGCAGAACTCGACGCAAGATATACAAAGGAACTTGCTGATGCTAACGCGACTATCGAAAGTCTCCGTGCCGATGTTTCTGCTGGTCGTAAGCGCCTGCAAGTCTCCGCCACCTGTGCAAAGTCAACGACCGGAGCCAGCAGCATGGGCGATGGAGAAAGCCCAGGATTTACAGCAGATGCTGAACTCAATTATTACCGTCTCCGAGGTGGAATCGACAAGATAACCGCGCAGGTTAACTACCTGCAGGAATACATCAGGACGCAGTGCTTAAAATAATTTTAATTTCACTGAAATTTAACAAGTGACTTTCAGGAAAATGCCTCGCAGATGCGGGGCATTTTTGTACCGGTATTTCACCGCGCACCGCAGCGCACAATAAACACCGAACCTGACCCTTTGGAATGGGCCTTTGAGGATACCAGTTAGTGCTGGCGAGCCTCGGTGGGCTGGTTTCCTGTGCGGCAAAGGTTCATTTCAAAGAAGCAGGCAACGCCATGAATGAATTAATTGCGAATCATGACTTCGACTTTCGCCAGTTAGTTACCGCAGCAGAAGGTCAACCGGTAACTGACACCTTCCAGATTGCCAGGGCATTTGGTAAACGCCATCAGCATGTGATTAGGGCTATTAAATGTTTGAGATGTTCTGAGGAATTCTCGACAACCCATTTTGGGGCCGTCGAGAAAATCAATGACTTAGGGATTTTTGACAAGAAACAGATTTACTACCGCATGGACTTTAGTGGCTTCGTTATGCTGGTTATGGGATTTAACGGGGCAAAAGCCGATGCTGTTAAAGAAGCCTATATCAATGCGTTTAACTGGATGTCAGCAGAACTCCGTAAGTACAGCGAAAGTTATGAAGCAGAACGTAACGCCGTAATGCTGGAGTACATGAAAGAGAAGGATGTCGCCAGCATGTCAGGCCGTTTGCTCAATCGCTGGGGCTGA